TGCTTAGGGAGTGTACTATTGTTGACTTCGACCCTATAACAAAAGAAAAAATAGGTGAAAAGGAATGCTTAGCATTTGATATAACTGCATATACAAGCATTGTTGCAAGAGCTTTACAAGAAGAAGTTTTATTGAGAGATAAACAAATAGAAAGCTTAGAAGAAAAAATAAAATTACTAGAAAAGAAAATTGACGCTTTAGCTTCTTAGGGGGTGGTTAGAATGGCTAAAGATTTAGCAAGTTTACCGTCTTATGTAGGTTCTCGCTCAGAGCGATTTTTAGATTTTATAGCTGGAAGGAGTACAAATTTAAATTCACTTCCTTCCCCAAACTCTCGTATTGAAGAATACTTAGAATTTTTGT